CCATGAATAACCAGCAAAACACTCAGAAGCTCGCGCTCAAGCGCGAAACCTACAAAGCGCTCAAGCGCATGGAACGCGAACAGCTGAGCAACTATGTCTCAAACGTCTACATAAAAGGCTACGAAGCAGGGCGTAAAGCCTCCACTCCGAACGCACTCCTGAATGCTTTACGCGATACACTCCTCTCTGTCGCCGACATCGGCCCCACCAGAGCTGACGCTATTATCAAGCGCCTTTCGGACACCATGAAGCTCGATGCAACGGCGGAACAGCCCAACCCCGCACCCGCTTCGGACGCGGTCAAGCGGCTCGCCACCGAGCTCTACAACTGCGGAATGGACTGCTACAAGATCTGCGTTCACGATCGCGAATGCAATGCCCCCGAGAATTATCGGGAAGATGCAGAAATCGATCGCGACAAATGCATCGCGGGCGTTGTCTGCTTTGCGGAAGGAGGTGGCGGCAATGAATAATGCAACTTTGAAGGATCCGATTATCAAACGCGCAAAGGTCAAAGGCACGGGGCTTCCTATCGACGGGCACACGCTGACCTTCGGCTTCTGGGCTTACGACGGGCATAAACAGCCGCATTTGTTAGACTGGGAAAAAGACGCCGACGAGGCGGTTATGAAAACGATGCACCAAACGGACGAACTCTACAGCAAGATGCCGCTCGAAGAATTTGCAAAGCTCTGGGCGGCGGGCGAATACGAAAGCGACGGCGCCTTCTGCATCGCGCCCGAATGCGTCGAAGTCGTCAATATCGAATGCAACGCCGAGAACATCAGCAACAGCACCGTCGTGCAAGGGAATCGGGCAGAAACGATTACCGTCGAGAACAAGGTGCAGATCAACAGCAACAACGGAGGCGGCGGCAATGAATAACGACCAAATAAAACCCAAAGGCACCGCCGACGGCGTTCCCGTCTACTGCTCGCACGACGCGATCGTTAAGACGGCAGATATGAAGCCGAACCCGAAGAACCCGAACCAACACCCTGACGAACAGCTCCGCCGCCTCGGCGCCATAATTCGCGCCGCAGGCTGGCGCAACCCGATCACGGTCAGCACTCGCTCCGGGCTTATCGTTCGCGGACACGGGCGGCTTCTGGCGGCTCAAATGGCAGGGCTGAACGAAGTGCCGGTTGATTATCAGAACTATGCAACGGAAGCCGACGAACTGGCGGATCTTGTCGCAGACAACCGCATCGCCGAGCTCTCCGATCCCGATATGCAAAAACTCGCCGAAGTGTTCGCGTCAATCGAAGGCACCGACACTTCTCTCGATCTGACTGGTTACAGTCAAGACGAATACGCCGAACTTTCCGCCGCCTTCTCGGACGCGGTTCATACGGAAAGCCTGCCCGAAGATCCAGACGAAATTCTTCCCGAAGTTCAAAAGGACGCGGTAACGCGCAAGGGCGACTTATGGATCTGCGGCAAGCACCGCGTCTATTGCGGCGACAGCACAAATGCGGACGACGTTGCGGCGCTTATGCAAGGCGAGAAAGCGACGATGTGCTTCACGGATCCACCGTGGAACGTCGCAATCGGACTCAGCTCCAACCCGAAGCACCGCCAGCGCGAAGGTATGCTCAACGACAATATGCCCGAAGCGGAATTTGAGAAATTCGTCAGCGGCTTCGCCCGCCAGCTCGTTGACAACGTCGAAGGCGATCTTTACTGCGTACTCGGCGCCAGCGAGTGGCCCACTCTTGACAAATGCCTGCGGGCGGTCGGCTATCACTGGAGCGCGACGATCATCTGGGCAAAGGACACCTTCGTTCTCGGTCGAAGCAAATACCACCGCCGTTATGAGCCTATATGGTACGGCTGGCACAATAGCGGAAAAAGCTCGTTTTGCAATCGTCGCGACTTAGACGACGTCTGGGAAGTCCCGCGTCCGAAGCGGTCGAAAGAACACCCTACGATGAAGCCCGTGGATCTCGTAAGAAAAGCAATCGCAAACAGCAGCACCGTCGGCGATCTCGTTTTGGATCTATTCGGTGGCAGCGGAACGACGATGATCGCCGTCGAGTATGAAGAGCGCCGCGCCGCTATGCTGGAACTGAACCCGAAGTACGTCGACGTCATCGTTCGCCGATATATTCAGACTACAGGGCGGCGGGACGTCAAATGCATCCGTAACGGTGCAGAGCTTGCGGCGGCGGAAATTGCAGACATTTTCAAGGAGACGGAAGAATGAACAAGACAAGAATCGACTGGTGCGACAGCACCGTGAACCCCGTCGTCGGGTGCCCTAACGGCTGCGAATGGTGCTATGCACGGCGGCAAAATAAACGGTTCCATTATGTGGAGAACTGGGAAAAGCCCGAGTTTAAGCCCGACGTTTTGAAAAAATTCGGAAGCAAAAAGCCCCGCGCGGTATTTATCGACAGCATGAGCGACATCGGGTGCTGGCGGAATGAATGGCTTGTCGAGGTTCTTCAGGCAATGGCGAACAATCCGCAACACGACTATATCGCTCTGACAAAGACGAGCCTGCCCGCACTCAATAAGAAGATCGGCGCCGCACTTGCAATAGTCGACGGAGACTTCGACCTGTATATCGGGAAATCTATCACGATGCAGGTGCAAGCGGACGCTTTCCGTGCGGAGAATGAAATTATCGACTTTTTGAGCATAGAGCCGTTGCTCGAACCCATTGACCTGAAAGACGGCGCACAAATGATCCACGCGATCATTATCGGAGCTGAAACAGGAAACCGCAAAGGCAAAGTCAAGCCTGCCGCCGACTGGGTGCGCGATCTCGTAAAACAGGCGGACGGCAACGAGATCTGCGTGTTCATGAAGGAAAGCCTGCGCTCGATTATGGGCGCCGAGTTCCGACAGGATCCGCTTCCGTGGCGGAGGATCGGCAAATGATACACCTCGGCGACGTAACGAAAATTGACGGATTCGCCGCCCCTCTCGTCGACGTTATAATCGGCGGAAGCCCCTGTCAGGATCTTTCCGTCGCAGGGAAACGCGCAGGGCTGGACGGAGCCCGCTCCGGGCTGTTTATGGAGCAAATCAGAATAATCAAGCAAATGCGAAGGAGATGCCAAGATGCTGGAGCAAATGAAATTAGACCTCGATACTTTGTGTGGGAGAACGTCCCCGGAGCCTTCAGCTCAAACGGCGGCGAGGACTTCCGCACCGTGCTCGAAGAAATCTGCAGAATCGTCGACGAAGGCGCCCATGTTCCTCGACCTCAGACGGGGGGGGGTACACTCTGGAGAACAAGCGGAGCGATCGTGGGCGACGGGTATTCCGTCGCGTGGCGGGTGCTCGACGCTCAATACTGGGGAGTCCCCCAGCGTCGCCGTCGCATCGCACTTGTCGCAGATTTTGGAGGCGCAACCGCTCCCGAAATACTATTTGTCGGCAACAGCCTGTCAGGGTGTTCTGAGACGGGCGGAGCGGCGCGGCAAGGAGCTTCCGCCGATATTAAAGGCAGCGCTGGAAAATCAATCGGCTTTAATTACCGAATGGGAAGCAAAGCGGGAAGCGTCGGTGCCGCAACCGAACAAAGCGGAACCTTAAAAGCCGGATGCAACGATCATGCCGTTTGTATGCCGAAGCCGATCGGCTTCAATTATACGAACAGCATCACGGCGAAAACAAACCCGACAATCGACAAAGCCGAAGCTCTTCGCGCTTCAGGCGGCGGCGGTGCCGCTGTATGTGTGCAGGAAACGGTCGGGGCATTATGTGCCGCTGATGCAAAATGGGTGAGCAATCAAACGCTTGCCCAAGGGAAGCTCGTAATTGAAGCTCTCGGCATTGATCCTTACAATGGATCAGTCGACGGAGCCGTTTCATCTACGCTCGGCGTAAATTGCGGACTTGCAACAGGTCGCTCGGCGGTTATGCAACAACAAGTCTACGATGCCCGCGGGAATGGCAACGGGGAAATAGTTCCGACTATTACAGGCGACCACAATGACCGCATAACGGACTACACTGCGGTCGTAACGCAAAAGCCTACATACTGTCTGCAGGGCAACGGAATCGACCGCACGGAAAAATCGGGATGCAACGGCAAAGGCGTCAAGGAAGGCGTCTGCTACACTTTGAACACCACCGATCGCCCTGCGGTAAGCGATGGCGCCGAAGGTTACATAGTCCGCCGCCTGACGCCGCTCGAATGCGAACGACTGCAAGGCTTCCCGGACGGCTGGACGGACATCGGCGAATGGGTGGATGCGAAAGGCAAGACGCGGCAAACCACGGACGCGGCAAGGTATAAGGCGCTGGGCAATTCTATCGCGATCCCACCGTGGAAATGGGTGCTCAAGCGGCTCTGCGCCAACTACGAACGCGACGCCACTATGGCGAGCCTGTTCGACGGGATCGGCGGCTTCCCGCTCATCTGGGAACGCCTGAACGGCGCGGGCACCTGCATCTGGGCGAGCGAGATCGAAGAGTTCCCGATCGCCGTAACAAAAAAACACTTTCAAGGAGTAACAGCATGAAAAAACAAACAAACCCCTATCCCGGCGGGCTCGAGTATTCACTCAATATCACGCGCCAGACCGATACGAAAGGTTTGCAAGTTATGACTACGAAGGAAACGCCAACGACGCACAACCTCGGGAAGCTTATCTGCTTCAACTGCAGTAAATGCGGAACAAATATCTCCAACTGCTACGAAACGTCTCCCGCCCGCGGCGGCGGAATACACGAAGATATTCACTACTGTTACAAATGCGGCAACCCGGTCAACTTCGGCGAGTTCTACCATAAGCCGAAACGGCCCGATCTGCCGCCCGCGTCGGACGACGACATTAAACTCAAGGAGTAAAGCATGGAAACGAAGCAAGAACAACCCAACGGGATGAAATGGAAAAAGACATCCAGCACGAGCTGGGAAGCTCGCGGTATAAACGGCACCTTTTATCTTAAAGCCAACTGCGGCGGCTGGCGCGGGGAATATGTCCCGACAAACCCCTACGGCAAACGGTTCTATTTGCGATGGACGAAGTCAATCCGAGAGCTCAAGAACTGGTGCGAAGAAAATCACTACTGGGAGGAACCGAAACATGAAAGCCCTGTCGATATGGCAACCATACGCAAGCCTTATAGCGATTAACGCCAAGCAATACGAAACGCGGAGCTGGGCGACAAAATATCGCGGCCCGATTGCGATCCACGCCGCCGCCAAGTCTCCCGCCGCCGTTTATAGAATCCTCGACAGCGATGTTGTCCGAGAAATCGAAAAAGCAATCGCCCCTCTCGCCGCTACAGCGGAGAATATCGGGCACCTGCGGGCGAAATGCCTGCCACTCGGGAAAGTGATCGCGATCGCAAATTTGACCGACTGTATCGAAATAACGCCCGCATTCGCCGCGTCCGTAAGTGCGGAAGAAAGAGCCTTCGGCGACTGGACGCTCGGACGGTATGCGTGGAAGCTCGAAAGCGTGAACCCGCTCCCGTTCTTCATTCCCGCCAAAGGACAACAAGGGATCTGGAACTTCCAGACCGACAAAATCAACGAAAAAGGAGAATATACCCAATGAGCGCACAAAGCGACTACAAGGCGGCGGCTGCCGCACTCGAAAAGTTCTGCAACGAAGAGACAAACTTCGCCGTCGAGATTCTGACGGAAAACTACCCCCTGAGCGTAAAGTTCACACCCAACGCGCAGATGAGCCTGTTCGATTCTGAAAATTACACCGTCGACGAAAACGGCGAGATCGGCAACATACTCATCAGCGTCGGGCAGTCTACCCGCGTCCTCTCTTCGCTTCGATTCAAAATGGATGCGAAGCTCATGAAGAAAATGATCAAACTCTCCGAAAAGGTCGGCAACGCATATCTTCACGCTTTCCGCGAAGGCGCTCAGTTCGCGCCCGCAGCAATCGAGAAAGCGACGGATTTATTCGTCGACGAGCTTTGGAAAACCTGCATCCCCGACACTTCGGTCGTGGTATTCAACACCCGCAAATACAAACAGGCGCTGAATACCGTGCTCAAGAGCGTTCTCTCCGGCGATGAGGTAAAGATTCCCGAAGATCTTCCCGAGCCGCCTCCGCGCAAATATCGCGCGGACATATCGCTCTATAATCTGTTCACGCCCAAAGCGGACGAATTGCCCGACGACCGCGTCGGCGCCGACGTCGAATACTTCACGGAAGGCGAGGATCTCGAAGCCGTGAGAGACGAAGCCGTCAATCAAATCGCCAGCGTTTGCTTATCGCGCGACATTCCCGCAGGGCAGAGCTTCGGAATAGTTTTGACGCTTTCCTGCAACGATGAGCACGTCGATACCGACGAAGGATCCGCGACGTGGGACGGTTCGGAGGTGCATATTGAAATTTAACGCCACCCGCCGCCCGCGGCGATGCGTTATATGCGGCGCGGCTATCAAGACCGAGTACGGACACAATGCACAACCGATCGCTGCGGGAACGTGCTGCGACGTCTGCAATTACAGCGTCGTCGTGCCGGCAAGAATAGCCGCCGCCTTAAATCAAGGAGGAAATCGGAAACAATGAAATGTGCAGACTGCGAAAACTGCAAATTCGAGCAATGCAACGGCGGTGTGAACCGCTTCTATTGCACACATCCTGCGGCGGCGGCAAGCGTAAACGCAGGCGCCCGCCTGATCGCGAGAACCGAACGGCACAGCACGGAGCTTCCCGTCAAGACAGCGCCGCGCTGGTGCCCTATCAAATACGACAAATAAGGAGACCGACATGAACACAACGAACAAGCAGCAAGATGATCCCGTCAACCACCCGCCGCATTATACGGACGGCAAGATCGAGGTCATTGACTTTATCGAGGACAAAAATCTGAATTTTCACAGGGGCAACGCGGTCAAATATATCGCTCGCGCCGGAAAGAAAGACAAGAGCAGGGAAATCGAGGACTTACAAAAGGCGGTGTGGTATATCGACCGCGAAATCAAAAGACTGGAGGCAAAAAAATGAGCAATCAATTCAAATCAGTTTACACCAACGATCCCGCGAATATGGTCGCGGAAGCATTCGCGGAGCTTTTCCCCGATGCTAAATACGAGGCGGCTCTCTCGCCCGAACTGTACGACGACAAAGGAACCCCTATATGTTCCTGCATCACGTTCCCGAACGAAGGCGACGATGCGGACGCGGTTCCGATTATCGTCGTCAATTCCCAGCTCGGCGTCGAAGTCGCCGCTGCCGAGCTCGCGATGCAACTCATCCACGCCGCTCTCGGCTTTGAAAGTCTGAAGGGCGGGGAAGCCTACGATGCGGCGCTTAACGCCCTGAAGGTAAGATACAACGAAATCGGGAACGAACGCTTCCCTGAAAGCGCGGAGGCGGCGGAATCCGTCGGAGGTGGCGGCAATGAGTAACAAGAAAGATTATCGCGGCGGCTGTCTCATTCTTACCGTCAGCGCGCTCTGCTTCATCTGCCAGATTATATTCCTGACGTTAAAGCTCTGCGGCGCGATCGCGTGGCACTGGGCGCTTGTGCTCCTTCCGCTCATGATACTCGTCGGGCTTCCGATCCTGTTCATAATTCTTTATGTTTTCCTGCGGCTTCCGTCGGAAATCGTGCGGAATTACAAACGAAAGAAGCGCGTCGATGCAGAAGCGGCTAAATACGGAATGGAACGACAGCCCGGCGAAACGACGGGCGAGCTTAAAAAGCGAATTATAACCCGCAACATGATCAGCGGCGACTATTCCCGCAAAGAGCTCAAGGAAACGATAATGAACCGCTTCCCCGACGTTGCAAGCTGTCAGTTCTATACCAACAACAGCACGCAAAACCCGACGATCGTCATCTCCGTGAAGAAAGTCGACGACTTCTCGGGCGGCGGCGTTAAGTTCCAAAAGTTCACGGACGCGGAGCTCGCCGAAATATTCGCGGCGGCGGTTCCGTACATCCCCGAAAAATACCGCGTAACAATCAAAAATAAGGAGATCGAAGAAAAATGAGACTTTTCAGCACCGAACAAGTAAGCAAATACCACCCCGACAAATACGCCGACCAAATAAGCGACGCTATTCTGGACGCCTGTCTGGAAAACGACGAAAACAGCCGCGTCGCCTGCGAAACGCTCGTAAAGGACGACGTTATCATTCTCGCGGGGGAAATTACAAGCGGCGCAGGCGTCGATTATAGAGAGATCGCCCGCAACGTCGCCCAAAAGCTCGGGTACCCCGTCAACAGGATCGAGACGTTCATCAGAACGCAGTCGCCCGAAATCGCCGCAGGCGTCGGACGCGGCAAAGATCAGGGCGCCGGGGATCAGGGCATAATGTACGGCTACGCTTGCAACCAAACCGCGAGCGGGCTCCCGTTCGGCTTCGATCTCGCGAATCAAATCATCGAAGCAATCGAGAAAGACGTCGGAACGCCTTCCGCGCTCTTGCTGGGCGACGCTAAGTGTCAGGTTACGGTCGATCTCGACGAACCCGCCACCATGCAGAGCGTGAAGAAGATCCTCGTCAGCGCCTGCCATAAGCCCGAACGCGGGCAGAAACGGATCCGCGCATACATAAACGCAAAGCTCGACGCTCTGGGCGTTCCCGCTTCCGTGGAGAGAATTATCAACCCCGCTGGCGCGTGGACTAACGGCGGCCCGTTTGCGGACGCGGGACTGACGGGCAGAAAAATCGTATGCGACCAGTACGGCGGCTTCTGCCCTGTGGGCGGCGGAGCGTTCTCAGGCAAGGATCCGTCAAAGGTCGATCGTTCGGGCGCGTATATGGCGCGTAAAATTGCCAGAAGCCTGCAACTCACGCACGGGCTCAAATGGTGCGAAGTTCAGCTCGGTTATGCAATCGGCAGAGCCGAACCCGTGAGCGTCTCCGTCAACAGCGACCTGTCGCCCGAAATCAATGCCAAACTGACGAAGATCGTGCTCGGCGACTACGATCTTACACCCGCGGGGATCATCGCAAATCTCGACCTTTTGAACGTGAAATATGAGAAAATCGCAGAAGGGTGCCATTACAGGCTCGGAGGCGGCGTATGAGCGGGAAGAAAACAGTCAAACCAAAAGCGCAGGCGGCGGGCATTCCCGTCTACTGCGCTCACGATGCAATCGTCAGGGCGGCGGATCTCATTCCGAACCCGAAAAACCCGAACAAGCACCCGCAGGCACAAATCGAAGCTCTGGGCGCCATTATACGCGGCAGCGGCTGGCGCAACCCTATCACGGTCAGCACTCGCTCGGGGCTCGTTGTGAAAGGACACGGGCGGCTTCTGGCGGCTCAGCTCGAAGAACTCGACGAAGTTCCCGTCGATTATCAAGACTACGAGTCGGAGGCGGCGGAACTTGCGGATCTGACGGCAGACAACCGCATCGCCGAGCTTGCCGAAACCGACAACAAAATGCTCATCGAAGTTTTCGGAACGATTGACGCTTCCGACTTAGACTTCGGGCTGTCGGGCTACTCAAAAGACGAATATGCGGAAATAGCCGCGTCCTTAAACGAAACGCTTGCCGCAACCGAAACCGAGGAAGATCTCGACGACGTTCCCGAAACTCCCGATGCACCCGTTACGCAATACGGCGACATCTGGATCCTCGGCGGGCGTCATCGTGTTATGTGCGGAAATTCAACCGTCCCCGAAGATCGCGAAAAACTGCTCGACGGCGCCGCTCCGCAAACTCTTTTGACGGATCCGCCGTACTGCTCGGGCGGCTTTCAGGAAACGGGCAAAAGCACGGGAAGCATCGGAACAATGCGCGCCGACGGCGGCCCGCTTCCGAAAATCGCGAACGACATCCTTTCCACGCGCGGCTATCAGAACCTTATCGCCAAAGCTCTCGCCGATATTCCGTGCCAATACGCTTATGTTTTTACTGACTGGCGAATGTGGGTGTATTTGTTTGACCTTATCGAAGGCGCAGGCTTCGGCGTAAAGTCGATGATCGTCTGGGACAAAGGAACGCCGGGAATGGGCGTCGGCTGGCGATCCCAGCACGAGCTCATTATTTTCGGCAATCGAAGCAAGACGAAGTTCGACAATCACAAAGGTTACGGAAACGTGATAAAATGCTCGCGATCGGGAAACGAACTGCACCCCACGCAAAAGCCCGAGGAAGTTTTCGAGATCATTCTCGACAATATGGAATGGGCGGCGGGCGTGTATGATCCCTTCGGAGGAAGCGGGACGGCGCTTGTCGCCGCCGAAGCGAAAGGTCAGCAGGCGTTCGTGATGGAATTGACGCCGCAATATACCGACGTCGAAGTAAAACGCTGGCACCGCATAACGGGAAGCCGCGACGTCAAACTCATCCGCGACGGCAGGGAAGTCGCACCCGAGAAATACGAGAGAATTTTCGAGAAAATAGACAGTAACGATTAAGGAGGCGGCTATGAAGAAAACACAAGCGATCAAAGAAAGATTAAACGCGCACAGGGAAATGCTCGAAAAACTTGCCACGCTGAAGCAGGAGCTCGAATATGCGGCGGATGCATACGGAAGCCCGCGCGCTATTGATTATTCGGGAATGCCACA